ATTGAGGATATTAAGAAGAAGGCAACTGAACTCTACGAATTTGTAGAGAATAAGTAACAAATAAAATTGGGGAGTCAGTTATCTCCCCATACTGATAACGAATCATGGCTAATAAGGTACATATAAAAATGGGAGATGATAAAATTGATACTCCCGAAGAAATGGTCGAAGACCTAAAAAATAAATTATGGGAGAGTAATCCAATGGAAGCGTTACGTTATGAGAAGATTGAAACAAGAAAGAAACTGAACTGGTGGTCGAGATTTACACTGTCTCTGATTATAGTTCTTACTTTTTTGTTTTTAATATGGTTGTTATTTTTTGGTACGTTACCAGCAGAATCAAGAGATCTGGTAAATATTATGGTGGGTGCTTATGTGGCTGTCCTTGCTAAGGCAACAGATTATTGGTTCAAGGATAAAGACGATCCCGAACACAAAGAAGGTGAAAATCTCAAGACTTTGACTTGACAAACTCAGTTAAATTTGTTATAATAAAAATATTATGGAGATAAAAAAATGGTAGACTTACTTAATATGTTTACACCTGAACGATACAACGATGAAATCAACGGAATTGTTGATTCGACAAAGATGAGTTATCTTGATGCTATAATGTATCACGCTGATGAAAATGGTCTTGAGTCGGAAACGGTTGCTGGTTTGATTAATGTAAAAACCAAAAACAAACTAAGGGAAGAAGCGGAAGCATTACATTTTATGCCGAAAACATCCAAACTTCCTATATGATACCAAAAGTGCGACCCTTTGAAGTGTACCAAAAATACCTATCGTTGAAGCAACACTTCAACAAAACGAGCTATAATTACTTCAAGTTCAACGGTAAGGTTCGAGCAAATGAATCCTCTTTCGATAAGAGAAGAGATAAACATCACTTTGTTCGACTATCAAAAATCTATAAAGAAGAAGATCTCACTAAGTTTCTTGTATCCAATTTTGTGAAGACAAGGGATTTGTGGGTAGGTAATGTAACCTCTCCTGAAGGTAGAGATAACTATATTGCTTGGAAGGCAAAGATACAAAGTCTTCCTTATGTATTTGAGAATGAGATTGGTTCTTTGTTTGAAGAAAACAAAAGTTTCAATTCCATTTTCGATGTGGTGGATGGTCAACATCCTCCAATGCTTCACCATGTGTTTGGTGAAGATGTTTCAGTAGAATCTTTTATTGTTCTAGATTCAATACTGAATTTTTCCTCAGCGTTCAATGAGAAAATTGAGGAATCGGTCATTTGGCCGGAACTATATAGTATGTGTAATAATTATGCTCCTTTTTTGAATTTAAATAAGCAGAAATACGTAGACATACTCAGAAAACAAGTAGATTTATATTATGAATAAAGTGGATAACCAGAAATACGGAGACAGACATGGCAAATTCATTTGCTTCACTCAAGAAGAATCGGTCCGCCGATTTAGAAAAACTTAATCAATCGATTGAGAAAATCAACAACCCCAAAAACAATTTCAGTCGCGAAGATGAACGATTCTGGAAAGCAGAATTGGATAAATCTGGAAGCGGTTACGCTGTAATTCGTTTTCTCCCATCACCTGAAAATGAAGATATGCCTTATGTGCGTGTTTTCAATCATGGATTTCAAGGTCCAGGCGGATGGTATATCGAAAACTCTTTGACTACTATTGGTCAGAAAGATCCATTGGCAGAGTATAACTCTACTCTTTGGAACTCTGGAATCGAAGCGAACAAAGAGATCGCTCGTAAACAAAAGAGAAGGTTGACTTACTTCTCTAATATCTTTGTCGTTGAAGACAAGGCGAATCCCCAAAACGAAGGTAAGAATTTCCTTTTCCGTTATGGAAAGAAAATCTTTGACATGGTTAGTTCTATGGCTAATCCTGAATTTGAAGATGAGACACAAGTAGATGTGTTCAATCTTTGGGATGGTGCGAACTTCAAACTGAAGATTCGTAAACTTGATGGGTATTCAAACTATGATAAGTCGGAGTTCATTACTGCGGCTCCCTTGTTAGATGACGATGACAAGATGGAAACAGTTTGGAAGTCACAACACTCATTGGAAGAATTTGTCAATGAGAGTAATTTCAAGTCATTTGATGACCTGAAAACTCGTTTGGATACTGTTCTTGGTAACACTCCATCTCCTGCGATGTCAGCACCAGCTTCTGTTGAAGCGACTAGTGCTCCATTTGATGGTGGTCGCCCAATCACAAGTACTCCTTCAAGTGAATCATCTAGTGATGGTGATAACCTTGATTACTTCAAGAAGTTAGCAGAAGCGTAATCACGCAACTTTACTAACAAAATCTCTCCCTTCATCTGGAAGCGTTTGTCCGATGGGTGAAGGGTTGTTTATTACAGTAGTGTTATTATTTGTTTGACTAGAACGAGCATCGGTTACAACAGTAGCACCACCGCCTCCATCAGCACCCATTCCTATACGTTCCATCGCTAATTGATTTATTACTTGACCTGCAACAGATCTTGCCATAGGGTCGATAAATGCACCAGCACGTGAACTACTCAGAGGAATAACTGCTTCTGGGCCTCCATCTGCAATACCACCATAAGCTGCACCTCTTCCAGAATATGTTCCATGCTCACCAACAACCACACCAGAGTTTGGAAGATAGGTTGGTTGATTTACAATAAAACCACCTCTTGCTGCACCTTCTTTTTTCTCTTCTGCCTTTTCTGAACTTTGGAATAAACTTTCCGGTACGAATTTTCTGAGGAAAGAATCTTCTGGAATTAGAGAACTCGCCATTGCTGCAAGGTCAAAATTGAACAATTCATTGAAAAATATATAAACTTCATCTAACATTTCATTGAATATTTTTGAGAATGAGAATGAATCTAGTTTCTTTTCAACATCTTTAAATCCTAAAGCTCCAGCAACCCATGCAACCCCATCTTTTACTAAATCCAATAATGAAAGAATTGCTCCATCGATAAATCCTCCTATAGCACCTATGATTCCATTGAATAGAGTTGCAAAGAATCCATCACTTTTGTCATACGCGTCTTTTGCTTCAAATCCAGCATCAAAAATACCTATGATAATATTCAACGGAGCAATGAGTTTTGCACCCAATTTAGCAAAATTTCTGAATACATCTCCAAATGGCAAGAGGAATTTAAGAACTTTACTTATAATTCCACCACCACCTTTTGCACCGCCGCCAGGAAAGAAATCCATGACTGCCTTTATTGGAGCCATTAACGTATCTCCAATTCCACTCACAGATTTGAACATATCACCGATTGAGGAAAAAACACGAGTACCGCCAGACATTTTAAAAGATTTTAGTGCATCAGCACCAGCATCTATAATATCTGTTAAAAATTTTGGTTGAATATTTTTAAAAAATGTACCAATTCTGGTGAAAATTCCACCTGTAAATCCTTTAACTGAATCTGTAACAGTATCTACTATTGTTCCTATTCGTTTAAAAACACTTGCTTCGCCAGTAAAAAACTTAGAAATTCTACCAAATACTCCGCCAGTAAATCCTTTGACGGCATCTGTAACAGTATCTAATGTCTTTCCTATTCGTTTAAAAACACTCGTTTCTCCTACAAAGAAATTTTTAATTCTTGTAAATGCGTTTCCACCAAAATTCTTTAAAGCATCGATGACTTCATCCAACCATTTTGGAGTGGGTATCGCTTTAACTAATTTCATCACTCCTTTACCTAATATTTTTACCCAGCCCGTAAGATAACCAACAACACCAACAGCCGCACCAGCCGCAAGTCCTGCGATGGCAGCACCTACCATACCAAGAAATCTAAGTAACATTATTCCAAACCCTTTAGATTCTTCTTCCCCCGCAACAACTTCACCACCATTAGCTGCTGCTTTTTTATTATCAATATCTTTGTCAGGCGCAAGTGTTTTTTTATCGACACCTTCTACAGCTTCTTGAATCCCACCCAATTTTACAATCATCTCTTTAGCATTATCATTCTGCATTTCATTTTGAGTGAGATTCTCTCTGTTCTCCTTTCCTCTTTTGAAAAACCCAGTAGTGAGAGATGTTACCATACCACCAAGAGGACCGAAAGTCTGATTTACCATTCCATTGACGGTATTGGCAAATCCATCTTTCATATCAGAAATATTTTTTCCCAAATCACCAGAAAGAGTTTGCTGAGTTTGTTTTAGATCAGCTTGCATTTTCAACAACTTTACGCGATCTTTTGAATCACCCTTACCCTGCTCAATTAATTTGGATATAGCAGCGATTTGACGATTAGTATCTTCTTTCGCTTGCTTTGCTGCTTCGTTTTGGGCTTTTATTAAATCTGAGTCTGCCATTTTTACCTATTTTTGGTTTTGTTGTCTGATTCTTTCGTTTTCTTCTTCTATCCAATTCTGTAACATAGCAAAATAAATATCTCTCTCGTAGGGCAACATATCCTCGATTTCCGTCAAACTCCACTTGTGATGTTGTATCATTGCAAAGTTGCTCAAGTAATAATTCTCAAGCGAGTTATGACTTAGGCTTATCCGAAAAAAGAGTTAAGACCTTCTATCGTTGTTTCTTTTTCTTCTCCACAAGTCTTACAAGTATACTTAACGGTGTGACTCAATTTGGGTATAGTGTCAAAGAATTGTTTTATTTTCCCAAATTGTTCTGTATTCAAACTATCTATAAATTCATCCAAGTCACTATCAGTAAATGAACCTTTTTCATGTGTTTCTTCTGATGTAAAAATCATACTAATACATTTTTTTATAACATCCATTCCAGCTTCAGTTTCCGATTTATTTTTAGCAGTATTAAGAACTGAAATATCGGGATATCCCATCATAATTCCAACAGTATCATCTATCATTATTTTTGATGTATGATTCTCATCTTTTTTTACTTTCACTTCTTCTAAATTAATTTCCACTTCTGTAGAAAATTTACAAAGTTCTCCTTCATTTTGAACACATGGAAATGGTTTTAATCCAACTGTTATCTTCTCTCCTACCGATTTAGCTCTCAATCTCAAGAATAAAAATTCAATGTCGAATGTCGGTAGAGAATCTAGATCCAAATTCCCCTGAATGCAATTTCTTAAAATCTGTTTTATAGAATCATTAATTACTTTATCATCTTCAGATTCCATCGCAGTTAATAATATTTTTTCTTCCTTTACTAAAAAAGGTCTATACTTTATAACTTTCTCAGTTGAAGGTAATATCGCTTCATATACTGGAACGTTCAGTTTAGGTAATGCCATAATAAGTTCCTTTCATGACGGTTTTATAATTATGTTACGTTTTTCCAATAAATATAGTTAAACGTAGCTGACACTTTCATTGCCCCCGATGATGTGCCATGATTCAATTCAATTGATGCTATTGTTTTTGGGTAAACCTCTCGGTATTCATATTTGAAAACTGGGTCGCCGGACACACTTAGTTTAGTAACTAATACTTTTGCTGACTTTGCATAATCATCATAATATCCCACATCAAAATTCCCAGCATTTGAACTAAAGGGATCATCAGTTTTTACTATTAGATTTTGCCATTCATCTAACAATTTCTTTTCTTCTAATTTTTCAGTGCAATAGAATGTCAAAGTTAATGGATCATATGTTGGAGCTCCATATGCTACTTCTCTACGAACTCCATATTGTAAATCTACTGTCGATTGAATATTTTTTCCTGCTATTGTCACAGTATCGCACATTAGTTCTAGGTCTTGCTCTCTTGATCCGTTTGGAAAGTGAATCGCTACTTCAAACTTATTAGAACTAGATAATCCTTTTTTAGCAATAACGCTCGTGAAATTTGTTACATCAAATGCCATTTTAGAACCTTCCTTTGCTGTCGCTCCAAACTGCTGATTTGGATGATTTTCTAAATCTTTCTAGTGGTAAAAATATTGCCATTTCTTTTTCATCCTCTTCTATTTGAACAACTTTTTTATCGATGTGGTCAAAACGATATCGTTTTATGGTAGGTGCAATTTCTCTTATCTTTGATAACTTATTCCAATTGGGCATTCCTTTTCCCATCTTAGCAGTCAATTTGTCTAACAGAATAGCACGAAATCTAGGATTGAGATAGTGAAAGTTACAACCAAGAAATGTATCTTTATCAGACCCAATCAACATAATCAATGGAAACATATCGTAGTAAGGTAACGTTTTCTTATATTTTGGATCATAGTGGTAACAAAATAAATCTCCCAATTCAGCTCTTCTTTTAAGACCCATTGGTGCTATCTTGTTTGGTGCTTCACGATAAAACTTGTCTGGATTAGTAGAAGAAAATCTATTTTTTGCTTCACCCTTGAGGCCCTTGAGTTTATCTTGAAACCATTGAGCGGAACGTCTAGCTCTACCTCTAACTTCACCTCCAGCTACCGCTTTAGCCAATGTTGATAATAATGATGTTACTGCCATTTTAAATAATATCCTTGATATTTTTGTTAGTATAAGTATTTATTCACTTTTCTGGCTGTAATTGTTTCTCT